GGATGAACATTGCTGAGATTGTCAAGCGGGAACTCTCAAAGCCCAATCCGCTAGACCACCTTCCCCCTGAGCATCGCGCGGCAGTTATGAAGCGCATGGCGTGGCTCGCCGTCGCGGGTAATCACCAGATTGAACCGAGTGGCGATTGGTGGAGCATATGGCTTCTGCTCGCTGGACGGGGTGCAGGTAAAACCCGTACCGCAGCTGAGGAGTGCTGGTGGACAGCATGGGATCAGCCGAACATTCGTTACCTCGTCTCCGCGCCCACGTCTGCGGACGTTAGGGACACATGCTTTGAGGGTGAGTCGGGAATCTTGAATGTGATACCGCATGAGATCATCGCGCCCAACGGATACAAGTCATCGCTCAACGAATTGACCCTGATTAACGGCTCGCTCATCAAAGGTATTCCCGCTAGTGAGCCTGGACGCTTTCGTGGTCCACAGTTTCATCACGGATGGCTGGACGAGTTAGCAGCATGGGACTACCTTGATGAGTCGTGGGACATGATTCAGTTCGGCATGCGCCTCGGTAAGCATCCTAAGTTGATTTGCACGACTACACCGAAGCCTAAGCCGCTCATTGTTGACCTTGTGGCTCGTGACGGTGATGACGTCGCTTACGTCTCAGCCTCAACGTATGACAACATCGATAACCTCGCACCGACGTTCAAGAAGCAGATCCTCCAATACGAAGGCACAACATTAGGTCGTCAAGAGCTATACGCTGAGTTGATTGACCCAGAGGAGTCGGGCATCATCAAACGTCCATGGTTCAAACTCTGGCCAGCTGGGAGACCGCTCCCGCAGTTTCAGTATGTGGTGCAGAGTTACGACTGCGCTACGAGCGACAAGACCATCAACGACCCGACTGCCTGCGTTGTGCTCGGCATCTTCAAACCCAGCCCAGACAAGCCGATGTCCGCCATGGTCATTGACTGCTGGACCGAGCACCTACAGTATCCCGACTTGAGACCGAGAGTTGTTGAGGAGTATGGCTCAATCTACGGTGATGAGGATGAATGGGGCAACGGAAAGAAAGTGGACCTCGTTCTGATTGAGGACAAGTCCGCGGGCATCGCCCTCATTCAAGACTTACAGAGGGCTGGGCTGCCAGTGCGTGCTTACAATCCTGGACATGCTGACAAAACTCAGCGACTCAACATCGTCTCACCAATCATCGCTCGCGGGTTGGTCTACCTGCCCGAAAGTGAGAGTAAGCCGAAGGTGCATAGGACTTGGTGTGATCCCCTCGTCAATCAACTCTGCGCATTCCCTGAGGTAAGGCATGATGACCTCGTTGACGCAACGTCACAGGCTCTGCGTTACTTACGGGATGCGGGCTTCCTCACTACTGACTACGTACCTGACAACTCAGATATGTACGTTGATGAGACTCAACCGCGCAGAATCAACCCGTATGCCGTTTGATGAGCTATAATTTGCAGAAATCCCTTTAGGTCAATCGCATGGCTAATGATCCATTCTCATCAGTAAACGTCACAGGCATAACTGAAGCCCAGCTCGAAGCAATGCAGCAGGCTGGCTTGCTAGGTGGTCAAAGCGGATTGGGCGTTCAATCCCCTTCAGTTGATGAGATGCAGTATGCCACTCAAGTAGCTTCTCCTCAGTATCAAACCAATTATCCTGCCCCCGCGCCCAGCCCTTCGGTTTTGGATTCATTACCGACTCTTGATGAGGCTGCTAATTACCTCGCTAACCTTCCCGCTCAAGCGCAACGCCTATTGACCAATCCTGCCGCATTTACAGAGATGCTAACGGGTAAAAACCCATTACCAGAGCAAACAGGCTTTGCCGCTTCTGCCACTGGCTTACCGCCTCAGAACCCGAACTCCTTATTCACTCCTGCGGGCATGGCGTACAATACAGGTTACGAATCTGGCGAGCCTGTTTCAATCGCGGCGATGGGCGTGCCTGCCCTCGCGCCCGCTGGTCGCTTCCTCGGCTCAGCCGCTGGGGAGCGTATTATGGCGGGTCAAAGTTTGATACCAGGAGTTCCCGCTGACCTCGTAAATCCACAGATCCTTTCCGCTGTCAAAGAGAAAGGTGGAAACTGGGCGCAGAATTCAGTCAATCGTCTTGATGCCCTCAAGTATCCTATTCAAAACGTCGGTAACGGCACATTTGACTTTGTACGCGACAACGCAAACCCAGCGAAGGTCGCCGAGCATCTTGAGCAGTTAAAGCAGGTTGGCTACAGTCCTGAGCAGATTAAAGACGTTGAGAATGAAATCGCACTCAACAAGTGGGTAGACACAAAGATCAAACCTTACGTACGCAACGAACTTGCCACTCCGAATGATCCCGTGTTGGCGTTGCATGAACAAGGTATCAGCCATATACCTGACATTGGCACTCAAGATTTTGAACCGATCTTCTGGCTCAAGGAGCAAAGACAAAAGGCGGGTATGCCTACTTCTGGCTTTGCAAAAACCCCAGCAGGTAAAGATTGGGAGAACCGAGCCGATCAAGCAATCAACAATACTCCCGCGCAATTCATAACTCCTGGTAAAAATAATTACAGCAGTGACCTCGGAGAGCTAGCCGCTCGTAATCCAAATGCAACTGTACATGAATTAAGCTCTAATGCTCGCCGCCTTGGGTTTGAGCATCTGACCGATGAACTCAAGAATTCAATTAGTCACAACTCTGACTTGCCTCATCATTTACGCTTGAAGCCCGAAGCACTAGACAAGATGACCGTGCCGCATGCCGTCAAGCATGTAGCAAAGATCAATAAGTATCGCGCTGAGCAGATGGAGAAAGCTGCAAAAGAGGGTCTCAAAGACTTTCCTGTAGTGCATGAGGGTGACAAAGGATTCAAGATTCATGAATTGAAGATGCCTAATGCTTCTCTTGAATTACCAGAAGGTTATAAAGTAATAGATACAGGTGACGGCATATACGGTATTGGAGATTCAAGCGGAAAAGAGATTGAACATTCTCCTTACGCTAAGTCTCCTGAAGGTGTTATTTACAAATACAACACCAGTTTAGACCGCGCTAAGTTAGACCGCGCCCTCAAGAATGAGGGTGAGCAGATGGGTCATTGCGTAGGTGGTTATACTGACTCGGTAGCTGATGGTAAGTCTCGCATATTCTCATTACGTGATGAGAAAGGCGGGGCACATGCCACTGTTGAAGCGAAACCTGCTTATCATAATAAACAAAGTTTTTTAAATCTTTCTGAGCCTGCTCAAGATGCAGCTCTACAAGATGCATTTGGTGCACCAATTTCAAATAAAAAACAACTTATTGAAAATGCAGGCGCGGGGACTTGGCAGACTATTTTAGATCATGCAGATAGGCTTTATCCTAGATCTGAAATTCAAGTTGCTCAAATCAAAGGTAAAGGTAACGGAGCGGTAAGCGATAAGTATCAAGGTTACATCAAAGACTGGCTCAATAAAGAAGCAGACAAAATTGTTCATATTGAACCTGATGAACTTCATAATGCAGGTTTAATAGACTTGAAGAACGGGGTAGTGAAGCAAGTTAATTTGCACCCAACGCTGCGTGAGAAATTTGCCAATGGTGAAATCCCACGCTTCCTTTCTGATGAAGATGTTAAGAAGGCATTGGCAACCCCGCCGAAACCTCAAGTCCCCGAGCACAAAATGCTCCAGGGATTCTACCGTGGTTACGCAGGTGAGCCGACTTCTGAGGGCACAACCTTTGTATCCCCGCAAAAAGCAGTAGCCGATTACTACGCTCAAAAACGAGCAGGGCAAACAGGTTTGACTCCGCATGCTGAAATGGTATTGGCGGATCCGTTCGCTGGTGTCAAGTATGGACACGCAACGGCGGGTACGGGCGCGCAACCGAACATCATCACTCAAGCTCGTAAGTTGGCTCCTGAGCAGATTGTAAACCGTACGCAGCTTTATGCCGAAGGTGGCAAGGTAGAAGCCGAGAAGCTAACCCCCGCTCAAATGCGTGATGAGTTGTTTGCAAAGAGCCGAGAGTATCAAACCCAAGTCAAAGCTGGCGAACCACGCACGTTACAACAACGAATGATTGACCAAGGATTACTCAAACCCACGGGCGGAGTGTCTGGTGGGGCAGGTTTTACTCCTGGCACAATGAACCCATTCAACCCTGACAGTCCCCTGAATCGCAAGAATGGCGGTAAAATTCCGTCAATAGATGAAATGCGCCTCACTTTAATTAGGAACAAATAATGCCTGAAATGCCAATTCCGCAGGATTACGATCGTCATATCCCACCTTTAAGCGGAGAAGAATTTACTCCTGAGGAAGCTACTGATTCCATATTTGACATTCCAGATGAAGAAGAACCAGAAGTAGAAGAGCTAGAAGACGGCAGTGCGATTGTACGCATGCCTACAAAAGGACCAGATGAGTCCCCAGACTTTTATGAGAACCTAGCTGACACACTTGACAGCTGGAAGATGAGCAGCCTCGCCCTCAAGTATCTTGACTTGATTGAGAAGGATAAAGAAGCACGGGAAGATCGAGACAAGCAGTATGAGGAAGGATTACGCCGCACTGGCTTAGGACATGATGCTCCTGGTGGTGCAGAATTCCAAGGTGCAAGTAAGGTCGTCCATCCAGTCATGGCGGAGTCATGTGTTGACTTCTCGGCTCGGGCAATCA